ATCTTTGATGAGACTGCCGTTGTTGGTGTGCAAGAGTTTGCATCCCGCTTACAACAGGGTCTTGTGCCTAACTTTGCACGTTGGGCAGACTTTACATCTGGCAGTGAAGTGCCACCTGACTCACGCGAAAGCGTTGATAACGACTTAGATGAAGTCACAGAGTATGTGTTTGAAGTAATACAGAACTCAAACTTTGGTCAGGAAGTGCATGAGTCATTCATGGATCTGGCTGTTGGTACTGGCGTATTGAGCGTTGCAGAAGGTGATGCAATCAATCCTGTAGTGTTCTCTGCTATACCGTTACCGCATGTTGTGCTTGATTCTGGTCCTGATGACAAGATCGATCATGTATATAGAGAAAGACAAGTTCGCGCATCTGACATTGAAATTATGTATCCAAAGGCGAAGATTAGTGACAAACTTACTAGCAAGATTAACAACTATCCTGATGAACGCATTAAGATACTTGAAATCGTTTGTAAGGATTACACAGTTAAAAACGAAGATGCCTACCTTTTCTATGCTATCGAATGTGATACCAAAGAAATTGTTAAAGAGGAAAAGTACCGAGGTGTTGGGTCAAATCCTTTTGTTTGCTTCCGTTGGTCAAAATGTAGCGGCGAAGTCTATGGGCGGGGTCCTCTCATCAATGCGCTTAGTGCTATTAAAACTACAAATCTTACGATTGAACTTATACTTGAGAACGCGCAAATGGCTATCTCAGGTATATACCAAATGGAAGATGACGGAGTAGTTAACCCAGATACAATTAACTTGGTTCCGGGAACGGTTATACCAAAAGCTACTGGATCACGCGGTCTTGAGCCTATTCGTGCGGCTGGTTCGTTTGATGTAGCTAACCTTGTGTTGTCAGACATGCGCTTGAATATTAAACGTGCGCTATACAATGATATGCTTGGTAATCCTGATCGTACTCCTGCTTCTGCTACAGAGGTTGCAGAGCGTATGTCAGATCTTTCACGCCGCATTGGTTCTGCTTTTGGCAGATTGCAAGCAGAACTTGTTCAGCCTGTTCTTCAAAGAGTTGTGTATATTCTAAAGAAGCAGGGGCGAATTGAACTTCCGACAATCAATGGTCGTGAAGTAAAGGTACGTTCAGTATCACCTCTTGCACAGGCACAGGCCAACCAAGACATATCCTCCGTGGCTAGATGGCTTGAGCTTGTGCAGGGCAGTTTCGGTCCAGAGGTAATGAACCTACTTATCAATTCAGAAGATACCGCCGCTTACTTAGCTAAGAAGTTTGGCGTCCCTGATACACTGATCCGCGACCTTGAGGAACGCAGACAAATGGTGGCTATGGCACAAGCGATGCAACAGCAACAAATGTCTCAACCTCAAGAGGAACAATTAATTGAGCCGCAACAATAACGCATACTTAGGACTTGATGGCTATCAGCGTAAGAAAGAAGAAGATGTTAAGATTAGCTTGAATCTAGCTAGTCTGTTTAGCACCGATACTGGCGCAGAAGTCTTACGCTATCTAAGATCAATCACAATAGAACAAGTTCATGGTGCAGGGGTTTCCGATGCGGAACTGCGCCATATGGAAGGTCAGCGATATATCGTTGGCCTCATTGAATCACGCATCCGTCACGCACATAGGGCAAAAAACGATGAATGAAGAAGCGCAAGTAGAAGCACCACAGGAAAGTGATGTTGTTACTGAGGGCGGCGATCCGTTATTGCAAACGGAATCAGAGCGTCCTGAGTGGTTGCCAGAAAAGTTTAAGACCGCAGAAGATCTGGCTACAGCATACTCATCACTTGAAGGCAAGCTAGGTCAAAAGGACGAGGAAGCTAGAGATGCTTGGATGAAAGAAATCCAAGAAGAAGCATTTGCTAATCGTCCAGCAGAGGTAGGTGATTATCAGTTGCCAGAAGGTTTTGATGAAACTCAAACAGAAGGCAATGAGTTGCTTAACTGGTGGGCTAATCAATCATATGAAAACGGCTACAGCCAAGAGGAGTTCCAAGAAGGCATACAGATGTATATGGATGCTTTGAACGCTGATGTTCCTGACTTTGAAGCCGAGACTGCAAGGCTTGGTGACAATGCTTCTGCAAGAACAGAAGCGGCTAGTTTGTTTGCTAACCAGTTCTTTCCAGAAGAACACATAACAGCGATAGAGCGTATGTGTGAAACTGCTGATGGCATTATGGCTCTTGAGCATATTATGGAGCAAGTTAAGCAGTCTGGTCCTGCTGGTAGTGCAGAAACAGTCGCACAAACAAGCGAAGCTGAATTAAAAGCGATGATGTTAGATCCACGGTATCATGATCCTGCTAGGCGTGACGCACATTTTGTTAGCCAAGTAGAATCAGGTTTCAAGAAAATCTATGGCTAAGGATCTAATCCGAGTTGGTAGGCTCTCGTTAAGCAAAAGCCTACCCTATCACGCAGAAGCAATAGCAGACGACTTACGACTGCATGATCTAAGAGAGTGCTTGATATACGGCTTAAGGCCGCTAGAAGCTCTTACAGAGCCTTTGGCTATACACGGCGCAAAAACATACACAATAAAATTTGATGATGCTCCTATCGCTATGTGTGGCTCTGTACCACTAGATCAATCCAGCGCAAGGATATGGATGCTTGGCACAAACAGCATCACTAATAACTTTAGGCCATTTCTTAGAGGGTGCGCTGATGCAATAGAGCTACTGCACAGTGATTATGAGTACATAGAAAACTACGTTCCAGCCGATCATCATGAAACAATTATGTGGTTAAGCTGGTGCGGATTCACCTTTGATGATGTGACGTATGATATATGCGGTCATACTATGATGCGTTTTGTGCGTTGCAGAGAGAAACATAAAGGTGTTATTGCTGAATTAACACGGCCTGTAATGCACTGAGCGACCCGCAAGGATACTCGCGTTGAGGATGCCACACAGATAACCGCAAAACTGTAACTCAACAACCTTAAAGAGAAGGACTGTAAAATGGCGAACTCAATAGATACCGCCTTTATTAAACAGTTTGAATCAGAGGTTCACATGGCTTATCAGCGCATGGGTTCTAAATTGCGGAACACAGTGCGTACAGTAAGTAATGTGAGTGGTTCAGTAGTTCGATTCCAAAAGATCGGCACTGGCTCTGCTTCAACTAAATCACGCAACGGTTTGGTAACTCCTATGGAACTAGCCCATACCACAGTAGAAGCAACAATGGCTGACTTCTACGCCGCCGAGTACATCGACAAGCTAGATGAACTCAAGACAAACATTGATGAGCGTCAGGCTGTAGCTAAATCTGCCGCCGCCGCACTTGGTCGTAAGACTGATGAGATTTTGATTACAGCTATGGATGCTGGTGCAAACTCAACTCAGATCCACGACACAAGTTCTGCTTTGGAAAAAGCTGATCTGCTGTCTTTGTTTGAGACATTCGGCTCTGCTAATATTCCAGAGGACGGTGGACGCTATCTTGCTATGCACCCGAAAGGTTATGCTGACCTGTTTGCTATTACAGAGTTTGCTTCTAGCGACTTTGTAGGTGAGCAGAATCTACCTTACGCTGGTGGCATGAGCATGAAAGAGTTCTTGGGCTTCAAAATCTTTTCAACATCAGCCGTAACTGCTGGTAAAAACATGGCATACCACACATCTTCTGTGGGTCTGGGTGTTGGTGCTGACGTTACCACTGAGTTGAATTACGTTCCAGAGCGTGTCTCACACCTTGGAACTTCCATGATGTCAATGGGTGCTGTTGTTATTGATGACAACGGTATCTATGAAGTCTTAGACAACAACTAATAGGAGATATTGAAATGGCTTTTAGTGCTACAGGATTATCTCGGTTAGCTGGTGCATCAAACATTAACTTGTGGGCTTACACAACTACAGACGCTATTGCGGCTGTTAACTCTGCTGGTTATTTTAACGATGCGGCAAATATGCTAGCTATTAGAGATGTTATAATTGTGGCTGACACAAACACTCCTACAACAAGTTTTGTAAGTGTTTTGTCAAATACTGGCACAGTAGTAGATGTGTCTGATGGCACAGCTATCGCTGAAACAGACTCAGACTAAAGGAGTGGGGGGCTTCGGCCCCCCTCGCTATACATGACAGTTACCAGTACAACCGCCGATTCAGCTATTGATATTTGTTCTAGGGCTTTGATTCTTATTGGAGCAAACCCAATTACTTCATTTGATGAAGGTAGTACAGAAGCACTTGTGGCTGTTAATATGTATGAAGATGTAGCTAGAGCATCATTAGTAAATACAAGGTGGAGATTTGCCACCAATCAGGCAGTAATGAATTTACTAACAGATATACCTACTGGTCGTTATGATCGTGCACATCAGCTACCTAATGACACCTTAATGGTTCACTCAGTTACAATTAATGACAACTTAATTGATTACCAGATTTATGGTGACAAAGTATTTAGCGATACAACAACAAGCGATAGTTTAATAATTGATTACACATTTAGGGCAAATGAAGAAAACTGGCCTTCATACTTTGTCATTGCTGTTGAATATGCGCTTGCCAATATCTTTGCCACATCTATTGCAAGAGATGCTAGCCTTGCACAACTTATGCAATCTGCTGGCACACAAACTATGGCAAAGGCTAGAAGCCTTGATTCGCAACAACAGACAACACGCAGTATCCCAACATCGAGGTTTATTACTGAAAGGCGAAGTTAATGGCTCGTATTCGCGTACCTATTAGCAACTTTCAGTTTGGAGAAGTCAGTCCGTCTTTGGTTTCAAGGACGGATACGCCTATCTACAATAACTCTGCTAAGAAGG